TAAGTTTTGGTAACGCAATAAGGCCAAGCGCAAAACGTCGGCTGAGGCTTGGCTTCTCTTAGCCGCTTCTATTTCTTGCTCTTCGTCGCGCATAGCTGCAATGCTGCGAGCGTCGGCTTCAGTGTCGGCGTAAGCTGGGTAAGTTACTGGGCTAACGTCGTATAGGTCCTCGATTACAGTAATAACTCGCTTGCCCATATTGCCGTACTTTTCCGAGGTAGTCCAAGACTGCTCTTTAATGGTAAAGGCAAAGCTGCTCTGCGTAATGTCGCCGCGCATGATAGAGCGAACTACTGACATGTGGGTAGGGTTCTCATAGTCGGGTACCCAAGTATACTCTAAATTCCCGTCGGCATTTACAAACACTTTGCAGGTGTCTGCTTTGGTGCGGCCTAGTATTAACTCGGCTTCGTGGTTAAACAAGCAGCGAATGTCATACTCTTTGCTTAAAGCGTAGTCAAAAGCCCCAGCGTTTATAACTTCCTCAAAATAACCTAAGTCGGTCACTGAGTTAATAACAGCAGCAATTCCGCCAATTTCTTTAGGCATGTTCTCACCGTCTGCTCTTGCTATTACGGTGCCTGTAAAGGTTCGCTTCTCTTGTTTCATTAGATTACTTCTGTATTGTTAGTGCCCTCTGGGTTATTGTTTTTGTCGGCCGTGCTCATAAGCTGCGCTATTTTGGCGTCCATGTATTCGTTAATTTTACTAGACGGCATTAAGTTGCTCTCTATTAGGTACTCGTCGCCGCCGTCAAAGCCGTTAGCGTCTTCAAACATGCGGGCTTCATTACGCGAGAGCCAGCCGCCGCGGATGCCTTTGTTATAATAGTCTGCTCGCTCATTGGCGGAGGCCCTCAATAGTGAGTTAAAGTTAAATTTAAAATAATATGTAAGCTTGTCGTTTTCTGTTAACAGCTTGCGGGCAAGTTCCTGCTCTATGTTAATAGCATAAGACGCCAAGGTGCGGGCGTAGAAGTCTTGGTACTCTTGCTCAACGCTAGACTTAATACCGTCTTTGGCCCCAATCATGGAAGCGGGCACCCCAAAAATACGGGCTATTTCCTCAGCAGAAAACTTACGCGTTTCTAAATACTGCGCCTCCTCTGGGCTAAGGCTGAGCTTCTCCATTTTAATACCATTCGGCAAAACAGTAGAACGGCTCGCCCCGTCTATAACGTCGTCTAAACTTTTCTTTAAAGGTACCGCTTGCTCTGGCTTAATTTGTGCGTCACTGGTAAGCAAAAACTTAAGCACTCCGTTTTTATAAACGCCTGCGCTTTGGCTAATGGCCGCCAAGTCAATACCTAAAGTTTCAGCGTGCACCACAATAGGAGAAAGCCCTACTAGTGGGTCGTCGCCACAAAGCCCTTTAAAGTGCAGCATGTCGGCAGCTGGCACAATATTAGGGAAGCCTTTTAAGTTAATTTTGTAGAACAGTTGCCCGTCTTGCATTACTGGCGTCACGTAGTCTGGCGCAATAGGGTGTAACTCAATACCAAGGTAACGGCCGTCTCTGTTAATAAACGCGTAGGCGTTACCCTTAAGCGCCAAGTGGCTCACCATGTATTTAGTAAAGTCGTATTTAGTTTGGTAAGCGTTAGGCTCATTTACTAGCGCCGTAGCGTAGTGAATAGTAACCTGTTCTCTATTGGTGCCGTCGTCCTTGTAAAGTTTCAAAGACAAGCCAGCTATACCGTCAGCAATAACTCTAACGCACGCGTGCACGCTGGCTATACTTAAAGCCGTCCTGTCGTTAACAGCTTGGCCGCTTTTAGTCTGGTAGCCGAAAACATTGTTTAAGGTATTAATAAACCAGTCCGCAGGCTGAGACAAACCGCTTCGCTTTTCTTTTCTAGGCTGCCAGAATTTTAAATTCATTGGGCGCAAATTACAACGAGCTTAAATTTGTTGTGTTAACATTGTTATTTATTCCTGCCTTGGGAAAGCCAACGGCTAAGTGCTGCGCGAAATACGTCGTAATTTTTATACCGCCTTACGCCAAACTTGCCAAAATACTTTTCCTCTGTCGCGTTGTAGGCGTCCTCGTAGGTCCTGTACTTGGGTAAGTTGTTATAATACTCTTGCATATAATCGTCTAAAAATTTCATAAGCTTACAAACCAAAAATCTGAGGGCGCGCCTTTTGCGGCATCCTGCATGCAAGTGCCTAACGCCATTACTATACTTACGGGGCCGTCGACTTTGTCGCCGCTCTTAGCCTTGTTAATTTTAATATTGCCTGCTGGGTCCGTTGCCAGTAATACATTGCCCATCATCCAGCGGGTCACTGGGTTGCCACCATGTCTTAGAACTCTGTCTTTAACCAGTCGCTCTAGCTCTTTAGTCGGGGCGCTCATAGAGACGAAACCCTGTCCAAACGGGTAGAGGCTCAGCCCTTCGTTTTGTAATTCAATAACTAACTGCGAAGAGTTGAAACGGTCAAAAGCTATGTCTTGAATGTCGTAGCGCTCGGCAAGTTGTATTATTCTAGCCTTTATAAAAGAGTAGTCTGTAACGTTACCCTCAGTTAATTCTATAAAGCCGTCGGCTGCCCACTGTCGAATAGACTGGCCCGCAGCGTCTTTGCGTTTGTAGGCCGCCTCTGCTGGTAGCCAGTAGTAAGTACGCACCGCGTGCAAGTTTGGAAAGTACAAACTAAATGCGCAAAAGTCGCCAGTGCTTGCTAAGTCCAAGCCACCGTAGCAGGCCTCGCCGTCTAGCTCGTCGTCTTGGCTGCACTCATTCCAGACGCTGTCATTAATCCAAGTCTGTGCGGTGTCAGTCCAAACATTAAGTAACTTAGTTTTGAACTCTACCTCTTTGTGTACAAACTCTTTAGCTTCAGTAAGCGCTTGCTCTAACTGGCGCGGGTATACCGAAATACCCCAGTTAGGGTTAGCCTTGGCCCATGTCTTCGAGTCGGTCCAGTCGTCGCCGTCGTCCAAAGTATAAATAACAGAAAAAAGGGCGTCGTCTTTTATACCTCCGTTTAAAACGGCTGCACAATATTGGCGGTGCTTATAGCAGGGCGCCTCACGATTAAAGCCAGCTGTCGTAATGGTAAATAAAAGCGGCTGGCGTCTAGCCCCCATAGAGTTTCTAATTACATTATACAGCTCGTCGTTTGGGTGCGCGTGGTATTCGTCAATACAAGCAAAGTGCGTATTAAGTCCGTCCTGCTTGTTTGGGTTCCATTCTAGCGGCTTATATAAACTCTGGCCGTAAACTATGCGCCTGTTGTTAACCGAGTTGTTAACTGTCAGAGACTCATTAAGCCATGGCAAGTTCTGGCAAACGCGGACGCTCTCCCCAAACACCATCATAGCTTGGTCCAACTTTGTAGCCGCGCTGTAAACCTGCGCTGCTGGCTCGTCGTCCGCAATAAGCCCATAAAGCATGATGGCAGAGCTAAAGGTAGACTTCCCATTTTTACGTGGCACCTCTACATAGGCTCGAGTAAAGCGGCGGCTGCCGTCTTCATTGAGAAAGCCAAAGAGGTTGTAAACAATAAACGCCTGCCAAGGTTCTAGCTCAAAGGCCTTGCCCGCATAGTCTCCAGTACTGTGCTCGAGCTGCTCTATAAATTTTACCGCATGCTGTGCGTAGCTCTCGGAGAAAGCCCAGCCGTTTGCCCTGTCGTTAACGTAGCGCTTCACTGCATTACGCACGTGCTCACAAACTGGAACCGCGCCGCTTTGTACGTCGTCAATATAGTTTAAAACTTTTTGCACTGGCTCTCAAAAATAGCTAGGCTCTCTTGGGCCAGTTTTAAGTTACGGTAAATAAAAGGCTCGTCCCATAGCCCAAACTTACCGCAAGGCCTAAAGCCGCTGCCTTGGTCCATGGTAATAATAAAGCCTTGGCCTTGCGCTTCTATTTTGTAGCGCCTGCCAGTATATTGTTTTTTGAGTTCAAAGGCTTTGCCTTCTACTTCCTTTTTTGTCTTTGCCATAGTTATAAATTTTCAATTAGTTTTTTTACTTCTCCCCAATAGCCAGCCTCACTTAAATAGTGCAGCCCATAAGGTTGGTTTTTAATTGCTTCAAGTATTTCGTCAACACAAATAATACAGCAGTCTTTAGCAGTCAGTGAGTTATTAAAACTTTCTTTTAGCTGTTGTGCTTTTTCTAGTGGTGTCATAGTTTCTCAATTTCTTTTTTTACTTCGTTCCAAAAATATGATTCACCATTACTTAATAAAAATGTAGAATTGCATAACAACTCATCGCACAGAATTAACGCACATGCTATGCCCTCGTTTCTTTGTTGCAAACCTACGACGCTAAACTTGTCGACCAGTTCTTTAGCCTTGTCTTTTGGTGTCATGCTGTCTTAGGTTTCTTTAGTAAGTCTAATTTACTTTGGGGCTTTTGCACGTTGCTTGTAATTCTGCTGCGAGCGCTCGGCGTAATTCCGAAAAGCTGGCCTATTTGCGTAGCCTGTTTAAGCGCTTGGCTCTGAACACTAAACCAAGGGCTTACCACTTGCTCGCCCAGTCGGTTACAAACTACCAAGCCCTCCTTTTTTAACTTGGCGCAGGCTAAGTAATAGTTATGCAGCTGCTGGCAGTAGCCATGCAAAAGCTCTAAGTCACAACTGGCAAGCAAACCGTTACGCTGCAACTCGCGGCAAACCGTGCCCCAAATAGTTTGCAGTTCGCCCGTAAAGCCCGCTGGTGCTGGTGGGATTTCGTCTAAAGGTAGCACCTTCATTTCATTCTCAACTAGCCAACGCTTGTCTTCGGTTCCTTGGATTTTTTTAATTTCGGTCGGTAATTTTGGTCTGCCCCTCATTTTTTATAGGTTATTTTATACAAATATACAAGCTTTTTGTTAACTCTTATTTCTCTCGGGTGTGAAAAAGAGAGACCCTGCGGTTTTGTGGGTACCCGTGTAGGATTTTACACCCCGTACGGGTCGGCGTGCCGTTCTTTTGCACTTTTACTGGCATGACACGAATTGCAAAGGGGCTGTAAGTTGTCGAAGTCCCAGAAGTCGCCGCCTAGTCTCACTGGCTTAATGTGGTCTACCATTTGCGCCTCAGTGATTAGCCCAACGGCTTCGCATGTAGTGCAAAGCGGGTTAGTTTGCAGCACAATTTCGCGCACGTTTCGCCATTGTTTAGTATTATACCTTGGCTCTATGTAGGCGCCCTTGGTGTATTCTAAACGCCTGCGCTGGCTCTGTTTGCTCTTGTTTATTGTCGGCATAGTTAAAAGCTTATGTCTTCTGTGTATTGGGTAAGTTGCCCTTCAAATTTAACAGGGATAACGCAACATTCGCCGTTCCTGTTCTTGCCTATAATTAGCTCAGCGTCTTCTATTGGTGGCTTGTCTTGACTGTAATAAGCGGGGCGAAATGGAAACAGCACAACGTCTGCGTCCTGCTCAATAGCCCCAGACTCTCTAAGGTCGCTAAGTAGTGGGCGCTTGTCTTGTCGTGTCTCAGAGGCCCTGCTAAGCTGTGCTAAGACTATAACGGTAAGCCCTAGCTCTTTAGCCAATAGCTTTAAGTTTCTGCTTATTTCTGCTATTTCCTGCTCTCTGTTCTGTTTGGTGCCCTTCACTAGCTGTATGTAGTCTATAACCAGTAAGTCTAGACCGTGCTTTGCTTTGTGCAGCTTAACCTTTGCTTTGATGTCGTTAATAGAAGTCTCTGGGTCGTCGTCAATAAAAAAGTTAATAGTCTGGCTGTTCGCTACATTGCACAGCTTTAGCACGTCATGCTCTTTAAGGTTTCCGTTTCTCACTTTGTAGTTAGGTATTTGCCCTATGAGGCTTATATAACGCTTAGCCAGCTGCTCGTTAGACATTTCTAAAGACAGAAATAATGCCTTACCTCCAACGCTTGCAAAGTCTTTAGTAAGGCTCAAAGCTATTGCTGTTTTACCCATTGCTGGCCGTCCTGCGATTACGATTAAGTCGCCGTTGTTATAACCTCCTATGTACTTGTCTAGAAACTGCCAGCCAGTCGGTTTGCCCGTCAGTTTTTTGCCGTGCTTTATGTTCTCAGTAATTAAGTCTATTACCCTATTAGTTTCGTTAATAATGCTCTTAGGCTCTTTGCTTACGCTAAACTCTGCACTGTCTATTAACTGCTGGACTTCTGTTAAAAGTTCCTTTAGTTCTTTTTTGTAATTTACCCCTTGTAAGTCCTTAACAAACTTTTCGTGTAGGTATTCGTATTGGAGATTTGCCAAATAAGGGCCTAAATTTGACTTTGTAGCAACTTTCTGCTGTATAGTGAGGGTAGACATTAACTCTTCCCTTTTTAGTTCCTTAGAGAGCCTCATTACTTCAAATGGTTCGTTTTGAAGGTAAAAAGACGTCATAAGGTTTATGAGCTTACGGTGCAAAGGCAAGGTAAACCACTGGGGCTTAATGCGCGGGAGGTGGTGGTGAAACTCTGGATAAAAGAGTAACTGGCCTATAATGTGCTCTTCGTTAATCATTGTCGAGGGTTGCTTTTAGTTTTATTGTGGTTTGTTGTGTGGTGGTTGCTGCTGTTTTCCAAGTTCTAACGGCTGCCTTCCAGTCTCGCATTTTGTTTTTACCAATAAGCCAGCCTTTAGCTTCGTAGAACGCCAGCCACTTCTCGCTTAAGTCGTCCATACCTTGCTCTTGCATGTAGGCTGCCACTTGGGCTTGGCTAGGCACTTGAAACCCCTTTTCTTTTATATTTTCTTTTATTATAACATTGTCATTAACATTAACATTAACATTGTCAGCTTTTTTGGGTTTTAAAAAAAAGGCTTGGGTTTTTTGGGTTTCTTCTAAAAAGGCTTGGGTTTTTGGCCGTCCCCCTTTTTTACCGTTTTCTTTTTGCTTTTCTATGTAGTTTTCGTACTTGCGTAAATCACGCTTTAATTGCGTCTTAATTGACTCAAAAGCAACCTCTATAAGTAAGTCTTCAGTCTCTGGGTTTAAGTCGTTTACGTAGCTAAAAATATGCTTAATTAACATACCTGCTTTGTCGTCTGGCAACTTACTAAAAAGGCCGTGCTGGTCGCAGTACAAAATAAACGACTTTTTGTCTTTAGCCATGGCTTGCGCTTCTCTCGGTTTTTTGTATTAACTGGGCGTGGTAAAACTCGAAGCCCTTGTTAAACCAGTTCTGATGCTCTCGCTTCTCGGCGTCTATACATTCATTTTTAAGCTTAACGACGGCTGTTAAAAGCTGGTCCTCGCTTAACTGTTTACGGCCGTAAGCCATAAGTAACTCTAACACTTTTATAGTGTAGTTTTCGACTGGGGTGGTGTTTGGTTCCATAATAAAAATTTGGTTATTAGTTCGTTTTTTCTAGTTGGGTTTGAATAAAAAATGTCATAGTATTTATTGGCTACTCTGTTATTTAAATTTAAGCGCTCGCCAATCTGTCTAAATGTATACCCAAAGTCTTCGCGTAGAATAACTACGGCCCAAAGCAGCTCACTGGGTGCCCTTTCGTTATAGCCTGTTAAATTGCTCATGTGTAATTTATTCGGCAGTTTGGGCAGTGGTTCTCTTGAAGTCTAGGCCTCCAGCATATGCGGCGGCTCTGTCCACATTTCGGGCAAGGTAGTAGCTCTACGGTTTCTATTGAGTCAAAAACGCTCTGCCAGTAGTCGTGGCCCTCTGGCGTTTCGTCCCACTTAAAAGAGTCTAAAAGCATGTCTTTTAAGGTTTCGAAATGTCTGTACCTGTGATGGCTTTGAATATTGCGCATAAAAGAGTCAGCCATGGGCAGTCTTTGCGCTTTGGTTTGTAGCTTTTCTTTAATTCTAATGTCCTGTATTTTCATTTGTTAATTGTATTGCTTTAAAAATTTCGTAAGCCACCTGTGGCACTATTGCGTTACCGTAGGCTTTTATACTTTCTGCTCTCCATTTTGAAAAGGCAACTCCGTCCAATCGGTCGGGAAACCCATCATTTCCGCCACAAACTGGGGATTGAGTTGGGAAGTTTTCCCACCTTTTGGCTGAATAAAAGGGTTTAAAACCGTTTCTGCTAAATGTTTTTGTTCTATTCTCTTTTCCCATGATTGGCTTTTTGTTGTCGAGTGTTTGCTGTCTTGCGCTGTCGGAGTTGGCAATAGGTTGCTGCCAGCTAACGCGCTTAAACTTCTGCCCATTTGGCTTTGTGGGTTGTATGTTTTTGCCCCGTTGTAAGCTTCCGCTGCGTTTGGCGTCGGTAGTAAACCTCTCTGATAAATAAAGCCCGTTTGTACCTCTTGCGCCAGTGTGCCGCTGTTGCCAAACTTTTGCTCTTTTTTGCTCAATCCCTCCGTGTACGCATCCGCTGCGCATGGTGTTTTTAGCAATAAACCAAACGCGTTC